GGTCAGATGCCTGCTATTGCTGTATCGTTACAGAAGCATATTTTAGAGCATGTTAAGATACAGGCAGAGGAGCAGGCCATGGCTCAAATGGGTCAGGCGCAGGCTCAAGGTGGTGATCCGGCTCAGATGGAGATGCAGTATCAGGGCATGGTTGCGCAGTTAGTTGCGCAGGGTATGCAGCAGGCGAAAGAGCTTTCCGGACAAATATCTGGCGAAGGCCCGGATCCTTTGATACAGTTGAAGGAGAAGGAACTAGAGATCAAGGCTCAGTCAGAACAGGCGGATGCACAAGTAGATCAGGCGAAGTTACAGCTTGATTCTCAGAACCAGCAGATGCGTGGTCAGCAGTTCCAGCAGCGGCTTGCGAGCCAAGAGGGTCAGACGGACAAACGGATTGAGAGTGCAATGCAGCGTGAGTTGTTAAAACAGCAAAGAGGACAATAGAATGGCTAAAGTAAGAGTAAACGGGGCCCCTGCGGGTCCATCACCGAAGGCGGTTCCTTACGCTCAGATTGATAAGCAGGGACGTATTCCTTATGGCAAGACTGCGGAAGCTAAGATTCCTATGTCTTTAAAGCGCGGTACATCTCGCGGGATGGGTGCTGCAACAAAAGGCGGCGGCTACTGGGAGTGCTAAATAAATGGAGATGGCTTCGCTCTGGAATGTTGGTTTAACGGCTGGTTTTGGTTTCATCATATGGTGGGCCAAGAATCAGCATGACGAACTGGGGCGTGTTCGGATCCTTTTGAATAAGACTCGTGAAGAAATTGCAAAAGAGTATGTTACTAAACTAGATAGCTCGCAGGTTTTAAATCAAATTATGACAAAGTTTGACCGCATTGAGGAAAAAATTGACCGCCTGATGGAGCGTTAACATGATCGAGGTTTTGGCTCTAGCTGGCATGGTTACAAAAGTGGCTGGAAGCATAAGCTCTGCTATTAAAGCAGGTAAAGATATTAATGAACTTATGCCTGCCTTTGGAAAACTTGCTGAGATTGAATCCGAGATAAACCTAGCAGAAAGTGGAAAACATAAAGGTCCACTCAGCCGACTTAGCTCTTCAGAGCAAGAGGGTTTTGCCATCGCATCTGCACGTATGGCGCATAAGAAAGCCTTAGAGGAACTAAGGTCGTTGTGCAGAAGTGGCCCCACTGCGGAACCGGGGTTGTGGGATATGGTTGTTCACGAAACAGCACAGGCAAGAAAAAGACACAAACTTGCGTTGGAAGAACAAGCTGATAAACGCGACAAGATTTTTTGGATTCTTTCTATAGTTTCTATTGGGCTTTTGATTGCGGTGGGTACAGGCGGTCTGATTTGGGGCGCGGCTTTATGGGCAGGAAGTAATAGGTGAAGAAATGGGTTATCCTAGACAAAAACGGAAAAGTTGTCATAATCACCAGAGATAAGCAGATTGCTACATACTGTGCGAGGAATTTAAAATGACAGAGTTCGATAAAGCAGACTTGGATTCCAGCGGGGCCATTGAGAGAAATGAATGGGCTTTGCTTGAGTTGGACGACAGGCGTAAACGTATTGATGACGAAGACTTGAAGCGAAACGCCGAGCGGCGTTACACGGGATTCGCACTGGCGGGCATGTTGATTTACCCGTTTATTATCCTGTTGGCGTCTGTGTTGGGTTTTGATAAAGCGGCTTCTCTTATAACAGATATAGCTAGTGTGTACGTCATTGCAGCATCTGGCGTGGTCGCTGCGTTTATGGGCTTTAATGCCTACTCTGCAAAGGCTGGCAACAAAAAAACTTCAATATCTTATGACGAAAGGGTGGTGGAAAAATGAGTATACTTAGTGCTTTAATAGGTCCAGCGACCGAGCTTGCTGGTAAGTTCATACAGGATAAAGACAAGGCTGCGGAATTAGCCCATAACCTTAGTACAATGGCCGACAGACATTCGCAGGAAGCCTTATTAGCACAGATAGAGGTCAACAAAACTGAAGCCGCTGGAAATTGGTTTCAGGCGTCTTGGCGTCCACTTTGTGGTTACGTTTGTGTTCTGGGTTTGATGGTTAACTTTCTTATTTCTCCGATCTGCGCTGGCTTTGGGTTTATAATCCCGCAGGCCGAAATGACCACTATGCTCCCGATTTTGACTGGAATGTTGGGGTTGGCAGGGATGCGTTCATTTGAACGTGTTAAAAAAGTTGGAAAATAAAACAGGATAAAACAATGACTTTTAAATTAAGCGCGAAAAGCGAAGCCAAGCTAGAGGGTTTAGACCCAAGGCTTGTTGCGGTTGTTAAGTCAGCCATACATAAAACAAAGATAGACTTTGGTGTGATCTGCGGCATGAGAACGCTAGAAGAGCAGACCAAGCTTGTCGCGGCTGGTGCTTCTCAAACCATGAAAAGTAAACACTTGCAGGGCTATGCCGTAGACCTAATGGCGTATATTGGCTCCCGTGGCTCTTGGGAACTAAATCTATATGATGATATTGCGGATGCTATGGCTGAAGCTGCTAGGGAAGTAGACGTTCCTATTCGTTGGGGCGCAGCTTGGAACATATCAAACGTAGCTCAGTTTCACGGCGGGACTATGGAAGATGCCATGAACAGTTATATTGATGAGCGCAGGACACAAGGTCGTAGACCGTTCATTGATGGGCCGCATTTTGAGCTTATGGTTTAAATCTCTATTGCCTTTCTAATAAATTATAGTAATCTGCGTATCAGATAAACTGGGATTTTATAAGAATGGATGAGATATTTATTGCGGAAGCAGTTTTCCGTATGGTACGAGAAAGACGACAGAACATTGTTGACCAAATGCAATACGGCAATGTGAAGTCGCAGGAGCAATATCGTGAGCTTATGGGGAATTTAGACTCCCTAAATCATGTGGAACAGGAACTCAAGGGCCTGCTAGATAAACAGGAGCGTAGTAATGACTAAAGCGCAAACAGTAAACTTGAAAGCAGCAAAAGAGGCCGTTGCAGGTCTCGGAAAAGAAAAAGTGCTGGATCCCGAAAAAATCGGGGAAAGTCTCTTAGAAAGAATGCCCGGCCCAACTGGTTGGCGACTGTTGATTCTTCCGTACCGCGGCAAGGGTCAGACAGAAGGCGGCATATATCTTCCCAACCAAGTTGTTGAGGAAAATGCGGTCTCCACCCAAGTAGGATACGTCCTAAAGGTCGGTGAATTAGCGTATCAGGACACGGATAAGTTTCCGCATGGACCGTGGTGCGCGAAAGGTGATTGGGTAATGTTTGCCCGGTACGCTGGCTCTCGTTTCCGGATTGACGGTGGAGAGGTTCGTATTCTTAACGACGACGAGATTTTGGCAACGATCCAAAGTCCCGAAGATGTTTTACATTTCTAGGAGTAAAAAATGACTGAAGTAAACCAAATAGAACTTGATTTAGATGCCGAAGATACCGGACCTGTTGATGTTGAAGTTTTAACTGAGGCCCCTGTTTCAGAAGATGACTCTTTTGATCGTGCCGAAAATGCAACACAGAAGCGCATTGACCGACTTACTAAAAAGATGCGTGAGGCAGAGCGCCGTGAAAGCGAGGCTTTAAACTTTGCAAAGCAGGTTCAAGGTGAATCTCAACAACTTAAAAGCCGCATGGCTAACTTGGATACGAGTTACGTTAACGAGTATACAAACCGAGTTAACACTCAATTAACCCAAGCGGAGCAAGAGTATGCTCGTGCTATGGAGATGGGTGACAGCCAAGCAGCCGTTGAGGCAAACCGTAAGCTAACGTCTCTTTCGATTGAAAATGACCGTGCTTCTCAGGCAAAGATGCAACAAGAACGTGCAAACGCTCAACGTGCGCAACAGCAGCCGCAACAACAGCAGCAGCAGCAGCCACAACAGCAGGAAATGCGCCGTCCAGATCGTAAAGCCGAGTCTTGGGCGGAGAAAAACGAATGGTTTGGTCAAGACGATGCTATGACCTACGCCGCGTTTGGCATCCATAAAACCCTTGTAGAGGAAGAAGGGTTTGACCCGAAGAGCGATGACTACTATAATGAACTAGACAGTCGCATTAGCAGTAAGTTTAATACGACCTCAAACAACACTAGCAGACGTGCCGTCCAGACGGTTGCTGGGGTTTCAAGACAAACATCTGGGCGCAGCAGTGGGAAAAAGGTTCGACTCACTCCGAGCCAAGTCGCTATCGCGAAAAAATTGGGTGTGCCGCTAACTGAATACGCAAAATACGTGAAGGATTAGAACTATGTCAGAGAACAAAATTGATCGAACGCCTCACGCAAACAAAACTAGGGAGAAGACGGCTGCGCGTAAGCCGTGGGCTCCCCCGTCTATGCTAGATGCACCGCCTGCACCGGATGGTTATAAACATCGTTGGATTCGCGCCGAAACGCGTGGGTTTGATGATCGGAAAAACATCAGCGCTAAAATGCGCGAAGGTTGGGAACTTGTCCGTCAGGATGAATACCCCGACTTTGAATCCCCGGTAGTCGAAACAGGTAAATATGAAGGTGTCTTTGGAGTTGGCGGTTTAATGCTTGCTCGTATCCCTGTTGAAACAATCGCTGAACGGACGGCCTATTTTGCCAAGCGCAATACAGACCAGATGGAAGCGGTGGATTCTGACATGATGCGGGAGAACGCACACTCAACTATGACGATCAGTAACCCTGACCGTCAATCTCGCGTAACCTTTGGCGGCTCTGGAAAATAGGCCGTCTTTTTACATATGGAGCTAAGATATGGCTAATACACTAACAGGTGGCTATGGTCTTCGTCCTATTAGTAAAGTTGGTGGAAACGTTAACTCAACTGGTATTACTCAGTATGAGATAAAAAGTGACTACTCAACTGCCATTTTTAACGGTGGTATTGTTATTCCGGTAAACACTGGAACAATAATATTGACCGATCAAGCGGTTGCTCCGCTTGGTGTAATGGCTGGAGTCGAATACGTAGACTCTACTACTAAGAAGCGAACCTTCCTAAACTACTGGCCCGGTTCTAACAGCGTCAGCGTTGACACAAATTTCCCGATACTGGCGTCTGTATATGACGACCCGTTTCAGCTATTTGTGGTAGCCGCGGACGGAACAAATACAAGCAGAGCGACAGCCCAGCTTGATGTGTTCATCAACTGTAATATGGCAGCAGTAGGCGGTGGCAGCACTAATACCGGAATGTCTTCTGACATGCTGGACATTAGTACGGCAGCAACAACTAACACGTTGGATGTTCGGATTGTAGGTCTTTATAATGATCCTTCAAACGAAGATTATGCTGCTTTAGGTCATCAATATATTGTTCGTCTAAACGGTCACTTCAACAACGGTAATACTATCGCTGTTGGTACTTACGCAACAACTGGCATTTAAGGAAGGGATATAGAATATGGCTATTTCTCGCGCACAACTAGCGGCAGAGCTAGAACCCGGCCTAAATGCTTTATTTGGGCTTGAATACGATCGTTACGAGAACGAACATGGCGAAATCTTCGATGAAGAAAGCTCAGACCGAGCTTTTGAGGA